CCTCGCTAACGGCGAACTCGTCGTCCTCGTAGCGGAGGGTGCCGTCGTCGTCGAAGACACCGGCCACGAGCCGGACGGGCACGTCAGTCATGGTTAGGCCCCGGTGTATCTGGCGATCCCCAGAATGTCGTCGGGCTGTTCTTTGACCCACGGCACTCGCGAAGCGTACATCTTCGAGCGGCGGCCGAAGCCGCCGTCGACGTCCCACGCCGTGCTCGTCATGGGCTGTGCGACCGGCACCTCGAAGTACCGGCTGTCGTTGACCATGTAGACGACGTGGCCATCGGTCAGGTACGGCGCTTCGCGGAGCGTGATGTAGGGATATTTGCGCTCGATCCGGTCCATCAGCGGCTCGTCGGTCGCGCTCGACTGGTAGTCGCCGAGTTGGACCTCCGTGTACTGCGTGGTGTTGAGAAACACCGTGACGCCCGATAATCGGGGCGAGGGATTGTCGCCCTCGCTTCCCTGATCCTCGATCGCCTGCTGGATCTTATCGAGCGTGTCGAGAACGTTCGACGCCGTGCCGAAGTCCCCCGATGCGGTGCCGGTGAGCACGTTCGAGTTGCCGGTCGTGATCCCCTCGACGCCGAACGCCCCCTCGTCGGTTTCGACGGTGCCGCCCCAGTCATTCCAGAGGATCGTGCTTTCTTGTTCCTCGATCGCCTCGCGGGCGTCGCTTGCCACGCGGGCATCGAGGTCCTCGCCGAACGCCTGGGACTGCTGGTACTCACGGGAGTCGATCTCCCAGTCCGAGTGTGTGATCGGCAGCGCCACGCCGTCGAGCCCGTAGGCCGGGGTGTCCTGCCGGCTTCGGGCACGAGCGTTCATGTTCGTCTCGGCCTCTTGATCGCTGTCCGGCGAGATCGGCTTGATGTGCGCGTATCGCGCGAGCGTCGAGGGCGTCGAGAAGCCGGCGTCGATGAGGAACTGCAGCGTGTGCGGACCGGTCTCGTGATCCATCAACACCTCGTCGCCGTATTCGGCCCACGACTTGACCGGCATCGTGGAGTCGGCGGCGAGTTCTTCCATCTGCGATTCGACCTGCTCGCGCGAGCGAATGCCCGCGGCGAGGTCGAACTTCGCCCACTGGACGGGCGAGTAGTTCGACTGTTCGCGCGTCGCTGCGAGCGCCTTCGCCCGCTTTGCGGGGAAGGGGTTGAACAGTGCGGTTTCGTGGAGGGCCGACGCCCCGTCGGCGAAGCTCTCCGGGTCTTGCGTAGTTGCGTTCGTCATGTCAGATCACTCCTGCTGTTTGACGGTGATGACGGCATGGTCGCCCGACGCCGCTCCCGAGTTGTCGACCGCTTCGAGAGCTTCGTACTGGGGGTTACCCTGGTTCTTGGCAAGGGTGCCGTCGCTGTACCAGCCGAGTTCGTCGCCTTCGACTACAGTCGCGTTCGACGCCGTGGCGAGATCCGTCCCTGCGGCGAGTCGGAGCCGGGCTTCTTCGTGCTGGGTGAAGCCACGGGACTCGACGTTGTCGCCGGGGTTGTACGCCTGATCGAGCGGGGTACCGGTCGACGATCGTGGCGGGTTGCGCTGCTCGCGAGCGATGAGTGTCGACTCCGCCCCAGCGGTTGAGACGGGCTGGACGCGCGTCTCGCCGCCTTCTTGGATCCGTTCGAGGCCCATGCCCGGTTCGATGCTCGTGCCGTCCGCTGCCGGATATTCGAGGTAGTCCCCCTGTCCGAGCAGCTTTGCGAAGACGCTGTTTGCCATAATCACTGCCTCCCTTCGACGCCGGTGCCGTACTTCGACACGGCGTCATCGCCCGTCGAGTGCGATGCCGCGACCGTCTCGGTGTGTCGCCCCGTCGATCCGGGGAGGTGGGCCGCCCCGGTGAGCGACGATGCCTTGTCTTCGAGCGCGTCCAGCGGCCACTCGGCGAGGTCCGATTCGGTCTTGTCCGTCGCGTCGGTGATCGTCGCGACGAGGTCCTCGCGCTCGGACTGTTCGCTGGCCGACGCCACCGCGGCCTCGGCCCGCGCCTCGATGTAGTCGTCCATCGAGTCGTGGTCGCCGATGTCCACTTCGACGACGTTCGCGGCGCCGTCGTCCGCGTTGTTCTGTTCGGTATCGTCGTCGGGGTCGTCCCCCGCATCGACGAAGTTGCTATGCGTCGTTTCGATCTGCTCGTCGTCCCAGTCTTCGAGGTCGTCCGTATCGAAGGGACTGTGCTCGACGAGTGCGTTGATCTGCTGCTCTCTGTCGGTCATGGTGTTCGTGTCGTCGTGATCGTCGTGATCGTCGTGGTCGTCGCCCTCACCGCCCGATTCGGCATCTGCGGCGAGAGCCGTCGCGTCGGTGTCCACGTCGCCCGGATCGAAGCCGAGCGCTCGGAGCGTTCCGTTCACGGCACTGCTGATCGGGCCCTGTAGGTCGTCGCTCCCGGCCCCATCAGCCGATGCCGCGAGTTCGTCGGCGATGTCGGTTCGATTCGCCCACGCCGCGAGTTCCGCCGACGCCCCCCAATTCGCCGTGTTCGAAGGCGAGTCGCCCTTCGAGACGATCGAGAGGTCGCGGAACTGGATGTTTTCGGCGACGTAGGCCCCGGTGTCCGGGTCGCGAGCGCCGAGCTCGAACTCCGGATGGATCGAGACCTCGTAGCTTCCGCCGTGCATCCCGCGGGCGATCTCCGGGTCGTGGATCGACCCCGAGTAGCCCACGCCGCGGCCGTCGAGATAACCCGCCGCGGCGACCGTGCCCGCCGTCGCGTCGGACGGCGGGGGGTAGACGTAGTCCCCGTCGTCGTCGGTCGGGTGATCCACTGAGAGGGGCTCGTCGGCCTGCGTTGGCGCGGCCGTTTCGAGTTCCTCTTCGGTCATCAGGACGGGCGTGCCGTCGTCCATATGGAGGACGTCGCCCGGCGCGACGGCGATGCCCGAGATCTCCCACGGCCCGTCGTCCGGGTCGAACGATGCGTCTGCGTCGGCACCCAACTCGTGCGTGAGTGCCGGGACGGTAATGTCTCTCATAGTTCTCTCATACTCCGATCATGGGTAGAGGGGAATCGCGTCAGCAGGGGACCTCGCCGCGACGGGTCATCGGGGCTGCTGGCGCGTGGGTCAATCGTGTCGGACGATCCCCCGCGTAGCGAACTCGCCACTCGTCGGCGCGGTCGTCCCCGAAACGGTGGCATTCACCCGCAGGAGTTCGTGGTGGGCCGTTACCTCGAACTCCGCGACGTCACCCGCCGCAATGCTCGTCCCCGCCATGAGTTCGGTCGCGTCGGCGAAGCTCGATCCGTCGATGTCGTCCGTCCCATCGAGCGAGACGTCGACGGCCTGATCGAGGCCGTTGACGAATCGAAGCAGGCGGTCGGTCGCCGCGAACTCGGGGATGCGGCCGGCCCGGTCTTCCGGATCGACGACGTAGCGTTGCGTGTCGAGATCGCGGATCGCATCGCTGACTAGTTCTTGTGCCATTGGTGGTTAGGCTGCTGTTCGGGCTACATCGCTAGCCGACGCCGTGAGGATATTCCCCGAAGGATCCGTCGCAGGAACTTCAGTTCCTTTGCAGTTCGGGTGAAGTGGACAACCGCCGCGTGGAATGTCGTCGATTTTGTAGGGACTGCCGGCGATGATCGGGGCACAGATCTCGGGGCATGGACTTGACCCGAGGATGTCCACCTTCTGGACGCCGAACTCGCGAAGACGCGAGCGATTTGCGACTCCGTGGGAGTTCATGATCTCTGTCCGAGCGAACCGTTCGGCGCGACTGATAGATGTATCCGTGCGTTCGTTGAGATTGCGTGCCATTTTCTGCGGGTTCCAGCCCTGTGAGTAGCCCGTGGCGAGTTCGCGGCGAATCTCCTGTTGGAGGTCGTCCGTAATTCCTTCGAGTTCGGTGAACGCTCTCGAATACAGTTGTTCTAAGTCCTGTTGGGCGACCCCGCGATCGAACGTCTGTTGGAGGGTTTGCTCGGGCACTTCGACACCGTGCTCGTTGAGCTGCGCGTCGGCGTGCTCAACCCCGCGGCTGTATGCAGAACGGATGTATCGGGCGGTGTAGTGCTCTCCATTCCGAATTCGCGGGCGGTCAATCGTCTCAACGATCCCGCGATTAATCTGCTGTTCAAGCCAGCCAAGAAACTCGTCCCGAGCGCCTTGCTCGGTCGTGAACTCAAACGACTGCGCGGGATTGATGTCATCGGCGGCCGCAGCGAGTTCGAGTTCGCGGGCTGTTGATCCATCCGCGCTCGCGAACAGTTCGCGCGGCCGGGGTGTCGTGGGCGACTGGCGCAGTTCAAGCGCGTCGAACGTATAGCCGACCGTTTTTCTAATAGCTCCTTTTAGCGCGTAGAATCGCGGGGTGAGCTCGGTGCGAAGGTCCTCTCGCAACCCAACCGTCGCCGTCGGCTCATTCGCCATTTTCTTCGCCGCCATCAGGGAGTGCTGGCTGTTCCGGTGTCGCGCTCGCAGGTGGCGCGCCTGCGTTCTCCGCGGGGTCCATCGGCTCGATGTCAGCCGGCTCCACGTCGGCGAACTCCCCGTCCTCGACGTACGTCGTCCATTCTTTGGACCCGTAGCCGGGCACCGCCGTCTGGAGGTTCTTCGCGACCTTCGACCGGTTGAGTTGCACCTGCGAGGTCTCCTCGGCCGATTCTTCCGCGAGCGCCGGCCAGTCAATCTCGAAGTCGCCCCCCGCCGGAGCGGGGACCACCCTAAAGCGTACGAGCCGTTCGAGTATCTCGCGGACGATGAACGGATTGTCGTACTGCTCGCGCCGCTCGGCGATCGTCCCGTAGAAGCTCTGAATGTCCTGGTCGCCCGCGATCTCGCCCGATTCGTTGCCGCGAAGGATCTTCTGTGGGATGCCCGACCGCGCCGACAGCGCTTCGATGTTCGGATCGACGATCGGCGCAGGGTCGATGTCGGCCCCACCGAGGTTCTGGATGTCCTCGGCTCCCTGGGTGCGGAGGACGGGTTCGAGACCGTGATACCACCGCTTGAGGTTCTCACGGAGGTCGTCGCCGCCGTCTTCGAGGTCGAAGTCTTGTGCGATGTTGATCGCGAGCCCCCACGCCGACGCACGGTAGGCGAGTTCGGCGGCCGACCCCAGTGTCTTTTCGATGTCCGTGAGCGTGTTCCAGACACCCTCCTGGCGAGGACGGCCGCGTACCTCGTCGTCGAGCAACCCATCGCTCGGGACGTGGATCACCCGCGAGTGATGCACCCACATTTCACCCGGACTATCGTCCGTGACGTCGTGTACCGCGTCGTCCTCGTCAGCGAGGTCGAGCTTGTAGCGTTCGGGCTCGCCCCACCGCCCGCTCCCCGGATCGCCGGTTTCGAGTTTCTCGACCGATTTCTGCGAGAACGCACGGAGTCCCGAGAGTTCGAGCGAGTTCGCGGGGGTGACGGGTGTCTCGAATGCATCGGGCGTCGTGGCGTCGCTCAGTTCGAGGACGAGCACGCCGTATTCACCGATCCCCGCGAGCACGTCGACGCGCTTGCCGTAGTCCCACAGTTGCGATCCGAGGGTTGCGACCGCCGTCTCGAACGCGGTCTCGTCGTCGGTGTCGGCAGTGTCCGTGATCTCCGGCGGGTCGCGCCACGCCGTCGCAGCCGGCGCTTCGACGATCGGACCGCCGTATCGCGACCGTAAGAACGACGAGTAGTAGTCGTCGACCGAGGGGTTCTCGTCGTAGTTGAAAACGTCGTACGTATCGGTGTCGCCCCGGCGCTCGCCGAGGGCGTCCTGCAGCCGCCACCGGAGTTCCATGTCCTCCGACCGACCGCTGTGGTCGTTGTCACTCATGAATTACCAGGTCCCCGTGCCGCTGTTGCCGTCGTC